CTACTCCTGTGCGAGCCGTTCATAACCCGGAGTGGCGTATGAGCGGTTATTACTACAGAATAGGAGATTTTTTGGTATTAAAAGTGGGTGCGTTGAAGGCCGTTGCCGCTGCTGTTAGAGCGTTTTGTATCAAGATGTTCGGTGAAGACATGAAATCGCATGCCGAATATTTTCGCTTTAATGTGTCTAAATCTGAGAAAGGTTTCAAAGTTGTTGTTACTGGACCTGGTAAAACGGATATATACTGGGATCAAGATACAGAGTTTAGTGATGGTCTTCTTGCTCAGCTTCATGCTCTGTGTATGGTCTTTCGGTATATGCACTGTGTCAGATTGAAGACGAAGAGTCATCAAGTTATCCCCCGAGAAGATAAGCTTCGTGACTACGGCCTTTTTCGCTTGTGTTGTGCTGCAGCCATTCCCCGTGGTTATCCCGAATTTAACAATGTCGATATTTCAATTACTCCTTTACCAGTGTGTGGTGATTGGTTTCCTAAGATCGATAGTCAACAAGGTTGGTTTTTGGAGGCTATGCAGTATGCCAATTTGTTGTCTGCTGGAGAGGTTAGTCGTGGTGCAGATGCTATGTGGTTGACAGGGGCCGGTGTTTCTGGGTACTATAAGGCCATGAGTAGCATCAGTCGTCCTATGGAATCATATGTTCGTGATCCTCCTCATCCCACGATTATGGCTAGGGCTTTTCTTGCTACTTGCAAGTCCTTGGGTTTAAATGTTACCAATCTTGATGTGTTCAACCTTGATATTGATGGTTTTTTGTCTGTTAAGATAGAAAATATGAAAGCTGCAGGACACATTAATGTAATACCTGACGTGCTGTTTGAGCATGATGGTGTTAAGTTCATTTATTCAGCAAATGGTACGAAGGGAGAGCAGCTCACTGGAGCTGCTACTATATTGGCTGATTGTGTTGGTAAAATCAGAGCTCATTTGGTCAAACACCCAGGGTCTTGTCCAATTTTCCTCATGCCGGTACCAATTGCTAAGACTAATGTTAAAGTTGAGGGTAAGCTTGGTAGTGATCTTAAAGATTATGACCCGAAGGAGTTTGATAAGGATAAGGTTAGAATCTTCTTTGTTGTTCCGCTTGTTCAGTATATAATTGCAACTATACTTTTTGAACCACTCCATTTTGCTACTTCCAACAATGGGTCAAATTTTATTGGTTTCCCATGGGCATATGGTGGTAATGAGGATTTTGCTGAATGGACTAAGGCTTTCGCAGGGATCAAGGGCACATATGGTTCAGGTGATGTTAAAAATAAGGATCAAGCCTTTCCCTGGCATGACCTCATTTTGATAAGTTCAATGATATTTTCTCTCATTGGCAAAGAACATCCTCAGTATGATTTGCTTAAAACCCTCATTGCTTGGAATGCACGATTTACAGCCGGTCATATCGTTAGATGGATTCATCATTTATTTAGGCTTGTGCTTGGTACACTGTTTTCTGGTGATAAAAATACGAGCAAGTTCAATACTATACACATGATACTTCAGTGGTATAGTTACGTGATTGAAACCGCACAAGATCCTAAGAAGGCTTTGCTTGATAAGAATTTGAGTTTTTGGGCTCAAGGTGATGATTATGGTAATTTCATACCAGATTATTACCCTGAGCTCTCAAATAATGGGTTTGTTGATTATGTTAAGAAGAGATTTGCTCAGGTTGTTAAGCCTGGATCCATAATCAACACACCCACTTTGTTTTCTTATCCCACATGTGATTTTGAGATTGACGTCGAACGATCAACACAGCAAAAGTTCCTTCAACGATTCTTCTATGATAGTGAAATTGATGGGAAAAAAGTCTTAATACCGTGGAGGCCTACCTGCGTTTACTATAGGAAAGTTAGTCTTTGGAAGCCAGATATGAAACCAGAAAAATTTGCATCAAAATTGATAGGTCTTGCTTTTGATACATTTGGCACCAATCCTGTAGCTTACAAATTCTTACACGACTTGTACACATGGTTTACTTTGAGACATAAAATTGACATGGTTAAGTTGTATACCGCGTGGGAGCAAAATAAGAATGAAATCAGACGCTCACTTTTGTATAAGTGGGGACTAGGAGAGCTTACTCCTCTTGATTTCTGTGCTTTTCCTAGTAGAGAGAGGATTGCAAGTATGTTTTTGACATACAAGTCTGATGGTACACAATACAAATTACGCGTTCCTCGCGACCCAAAGTTAG